TTTCAGATTTGTCCAGTTAAGCGTTACTTCTGGGTCGTTTATGTTCCACGGTTCTATATGTCTGATATGGTGGACGATGCACGCCGCCCCGCCGCAATCCTCACATATATAATTTTTGCTGCTTAGATATGCCTTGCTTGTTTTTCTCCATTGTGGGCTATCATAAAAGCCGCGTGCAAAATCCTTTGCCATATCTTTACTTTCCTTTCTGTGCTACATCATTTAAACAGTTCTGCTACGTCCTCTTGTGTTGCCTCTTCGCCTCCTGCTGCCCCGCTGTCTGCTGTATTATTAACTGCTACCAGCGCAAGCGTTTTTAGTAGGCTGTCAATCGTCCGCTGTATCTTTTCCGCGTCCACTCTCTCCACGTTGTACCATAGCAGCAGTATAAACTTTGCGGCTGTATCGGCTAACGGCTGCCCTTCCTGCTGCTTTGCTGTTACTCCTGTTGTCAGCTCTATATAGTCCGGGATTGCAGACAACAACCCCTCTATGATAGCGTCATTGTCTGCCGTATCCAGCCGCAGTATTTCCCGTGCCTGCTCTACTGTCAGCATATCCGCAGCCCCCTTTAAGAAGCTGCACGCGTCAGCTTTACAAATGCCTCTGATACAATCGGCTTGCAGTCTGCGATTGCCATTGCTCTGTAGTCAATCAGCCCTTTCTTAAAGCTGCTTTCCCTTGAAGCCTCTACCGTGATGCCTTCCGGCATATTGTAGCCCATATAGTTAAAGTTTCCGAAAATAGCGGTTTCGTCTGTAATATAATCATCAATAATCACAGGGAAACCTAAGATTTTCCCTATTCCCTCGTTTTTAGGGTCTGCAATGAAGATAGGGCGCTCGTTTGCATCTACAAGCCCATAAAACAGATTGTAAAGAGTGGCGTTATTCATAGCCCACGCTGCGCCGTTTGCATATCCTCTTTTCAGTGCTGCAACCGTCTTTACTACGTCCGCATATTTAAGCCCCGTTGTCTTTCCGAATGTGAGGGCGTTCTTTCCGTTCTCCCATGTAATGCCTGTTAAAAGCCCTGTCCCCTGCCCGCTTCCTGTACCATTTACAAGGGCATTTGCGATACATTCCATAACGCTTGCGTTAAGCTCCTGCGTCATGTACCCCTCAAATGCGGAAACGCTCATTTTTCGCGCCTTTTCACTGATTGAAAACACTTTCATAATCTCGTAGCCTTCAAACGAAACGCTTTTAACGTCCGGCTTTCCGCTTTCAACTGCTGCGCCCTCTTCGTGCCAGCTCGCCGCCTCTGCTGGTGTTCCGATAGGTACAGCCACTTTAGACGGGATATTGAAAGCCCTGCATACGCTCATAAGCCCGCCCATAGTTCGCGCTTTTTTTACTACCTCGTTAAGCGTCTGCGTTGGCAGCACTGCCGCCGCGCTGGTGGAATCTGCAAAAGTATCTGCCCTCTGGTCGCCCATTGCCCGGTTATAAGCAGCCTGTTCAAACTCTGTCAGCTTATGCCCTAACAGGGACTTAAAGAAAGCGCTCCTGTATTCTGAGCTATTCAATACGTCGCCCTCTGTTGCCTCATAGCTTGCCCTGCGTTCAAAGCTCATGCCCGCGCCTGTAATCGGGTTAAATGCACTGCGCTGGCTGCCTCCTGCTGCCTGCTGCTGTATATTCTCCTTTGCCTGCTTAAGCCCGGAAAGCTCAATATTTAAGGTTGTTATGTCTGCCTCTGCGTCTGTTTCAATCGTTCCTTTGATTTCTGCCGCCCGGCGCTCGATTTCCTCTAATGTTGCGTTGCGGTAATGGTTAAATGCCTCTGCGATTGTCTTAAATTTCATTTTGTTTTCTCCTTTTCTTTTTGCATGGTGTCCAAAACGGACACCTTTTTTAAATGTCCTTCATAAGTATCATATTTGCCTTTATGATTGCCGCCCGGCGCAGCTTCTCTGCTTCTGTCTTCCCGTTTATCGCAGAACGCGCCTCTACGCTGGTCTGCGGGTATGCCGGGAACGGTACGACGCTTATTTCATATACTTTTTCTATCTTGTGTATAGTCCGCGTCTTTGTCTTTGCGTCGTAGCTGTCGCCTCCCTGCGGCACTTTAAAAGCAAAGGACATGCCCGAAAGGTCGCCGCGCTTTACTGCCGTATATACGCTGTTCGCCTCTGGTGTGTCCGGTAGATCTGCAATCATGCGCAGCCCTGCCGGGTCGTGCATTAACTGCATTGTTTTTGGTGTGCGTGCAAGCGGTACTTTGCTTAAATCATGGTTGTAAAGCAGTCTTGTGTCTGACAGGTCAGCACCTTCCAGCGCCCCCGCCCTTATTACCTCTATAAAAGCCCCTGCCGGGTCATTTATCTTTGTTGGCTGGTCGTATACAATAGGTCTTCCTTCCAGCCGCAGGGCTTTTTCTGCGCCTGCTGCCGCGTCTGCCCTTATCTCACATACCCTAACTTCCTTCATTGCCTTTTTCCTCCTTTTCCTGCCCGCCTGCTACCCCTGTAGGTGCGCCCGCTTTTGCCATTTGGTATTTGTGCGCCTCGTCAGCAGAAACAACATTTAACGTCTGTAGCCGCTTTTCGCCTCCCTCTACGCTTGGGAGGTTCAGTATTTCCAGCGCTTGGTTTATTGTCAGCAGCCCGTAGGGCATAAGCTCTTTTATGAGGTTTACCTTTGTGGCGTTGCTGCTGAATTGCAGCCGCCCGCTTTCAAACAAAATAGAATTGCCGAAAGCCCTTTCCCGCTCATTGAATATTTTGCGGGTAAATTCAAGGCTGAACTGAACCGCCAGCGGCTCTATGGTGCTTTCATAAAATGCCGCCCACTGGTCTTCGTTGTAGCTGCTGTTTACAATCGCCTCTGAAATCCCCAGATAGTCATAAATCTTTGTCTTTACTGCCTGTAGCTGCTTCTCGTCGATTGTATAGGGCTTATTGTCCAGCGGTATGTATTCTGATGCGTTATCAATAACGGCTATACCGCCATTATTGGAAATTGACAGGTAATCTTTTATAAAATTCTCCTGTATGTCTTTCAGCTTCTCCACATTTGCAAGCTGCGTGCGCTTCAAAATGCCTCTAAGCTGCGCGCCGCTGTTGATTGCTGATATAATTCCCTCATTTTGCGTATGTGCAAGCTGTAACGCTGGCTCTAGTGCCTCGTTTCTGTCGCCTAACAGGTCATTACTGTTAAAATTCCTGCGTAAATGTATAATGTCAGCATATGGGAGTATTACGCTTTTCCCACCAGAAAACAGGAACTCACAGTATAACGCCCCTGCTGCATCTGCCATAAATTCAACATGTACCGCGTTTAGAGGATATACACCCATGAGCCGCCCGCGCTCGTCCTTTTGTAGGAACGCAAACGCATTGTTGTAAAGAAAATAATGCGTTGCCAGCTTATAGAGCATATCAAAGGCGCTCATATACGGGTTAGGCTCTATCTGTAGCAGTCTGTTTATTTTGCAGTCCCCATCTGTGCGTTCATGGTCTGCGTATCGTATCACGTGAGAGCCTTTCAGCTTCGCCACGTTCCGCGCTATCGCGTCAACTGCGCCCCTGTATATGTCGTTTGCATATGCGTCGCCGTTCCATGCTGAAAATGAGCTGCCGCCTCCCAGTATTTCAGCCCGTCCCGTCTTTCCCTCCGGGGGCTTTGTTTTGCGGAATATCCGCGAAAAAATGTTCATTACTGCCCGTTTTCCTCCTTTTTTCTGTCTTCCTTTTTCGTTCTGGCGGCGCTCTCTGCCTGCTCATGCGCTGCCGCCTCCTGTTCTGGCGTATTTATTTACCGTGCGGGCTGCTTTTCGCATTAAAAAGCAACTGAAAACCTGTTGAATGACTGCATACTTTCTAGCTGGTATACCCGCTGCTATTTTTACCACGGTATACAGATGCAGCTATTCGCCTGCTGCCCTCTGTTGCAGGCTCGCCTTGCCTGCTGCCTAATGCGCCGTGCGGGACTTGAACCCACAACTTACCGCTTATGAGGCGGTTGCTCTAACCATTGAACTAACGGCGCTTATTAGTTTTGGTCTGCTTTGCTTTTCTTCCCTGTTTCCGCAGGATTTCCCAGCCTGCTTTTTTCCTGCCTTTGTAACGCTTGTACAGGTTGCCTGTGTGGTATATCATTTCTTTTTTCGTCTCTCTGTCTTTGGCGGCTTCGCTATCTTCCTGCATTTATAGCGCTGGTATAAATACCCCCAGCTGTCACAGCCTATTTCCCAATCCGGCAGCAAGATATAGCCCTTTGGTGCTGTTGGCAGTTTCCGCATGATGCTTTCTCGTTTGATTTCCTTTATCGTCACAATAGGGCGTTTAAGGTTTAAGCTGCCGCTCCAACTGCGTTTGTGTTTCCTCTTTTCCTCCGTCTCTTTCCCTTCCTGCTCAACATGCTTTGTTATGTACGCCGCTAAGTCCCTGTAATCGTTTGTTTTATCCAGAATGGAAGAGGTCACGCGCCCACGCCCCCACAGCTTTGTTAAATCCTCTATAGGGATTCCGTTCATTACTGCGTGAATATGCCAGCGCCCTTGTTTCTCTAACGTATAGACGTACTTTAGCTCTGGCAGCCCGTTCTTTTTCCTATATCGCCGCACCCTCTTTATGAAATTACGCCATTCTTTCCTTGCTGCCTCTTCCCCTATATCCTCTGCAAATGTGAATGTGTTGAACTGGTCGCCCTGCTGCCCGTCAAAATTTATATATATCACTCTCCACAATTCGTTACCTGTGCGCAGCTCGTTAGCCTTTTTCTGTCCCGGTGTTGATTCCCTTTCCTTCTCCCCTCTTGGCACATTTCCCCCTTTCGTGGAGTGGTAGCGCCTAACCTCCATAATGTCCCCTATGATGATTTTCTTTTCTGTATATGGCATATGTATTTCCTTTCCTGTTATCTCCCCTAATGGTTCAGAAGATAACATTATTTACAAGGTCGAACCCTTCCGCAGAATCCACTAAAACGCTTGCATTCCTGCCGTACATATGCTATACTTTCTTTAGGTTATTTGTGTGTATAGCATATGCACAGCGTAGCGTCTGGCGGTTTCGTTAGACGCTATTCTTTTGCCCTTTCTATCGAACTTGCGTTCTTTTCTTCTCCCTCTTCATATCCCCAGCAATACGCTTGATAGAATGACTTTGAAAAGAAATAGTATTCTTCCGGCTTTACCCATTCCGGCATTTTAAAAGCCCGCTTAAATTCCTTATAGGTCATTTTCCTAAATAATGCGCCTGCTGCCGCGGCAGCGGCTCTGTGTATCTTTTCAGCCAGTTCCCCAGCCATTGCATACGCTTCTTTTTCCTCTGCCGTCAGCTCTCTTTCATCATCTCCGAAACGGTATTCAGTCATTTTTTCCGTCTGCTGCTTCTGGTCTGGTAATATAGCCATTTCCGTTCATTCCCCTTTCTTCGTATGTCTTGCATTTTTCCTGCTCACAATCGCACCTTTCGCCCGCGTCAAGATGTGCCCCGCAGTGTTCACATATTCTGTATATCATGGCTTTCCCTTTCTTTTGGTCTTTATATTGCAATCTGCTGCAACAGTGCTGCTATTTCCGGCTCACGTCTGCGCTCTGGTGGCAGATACCGCACAGCCTCCCTGCACTCTTCCCGCAGTATTACGATTTCCTCCGGCGTTTCCCTTTTCGGCAATATACTTTCCGCAAAATCTAAATAGGTGCTTTCTGTGCCTCCCGGTACTGTTGCATCTAATGAAACAGTGAAACCCGCCGCCCGCTTGTGTTTCTTTTGGCTATCGCTCATTGATTTAAAGCGGTATTCTATCGCCCAGCCTGCATATTGTGAAAATTCCATGCCCCTTTTTATACCGTCTGTTTCCACCCGTGCAGCAGTTTCTACCAGCGTCAGCATTGCCTCTGCTACAAAATCCTCCATATCCATAACGTTATTTTTAAACTGCTCCATTCTCCACGCGTTTTTCTTCGCTATGTATACGGCAAGGTATTTTACTTTTTCTATTGCTTCGTCCCTTTCTTCGCGGCTTTTGAAAATATGTTCTTTTTCCCTCGCCTGCTTTTCCTCATACTCCTTTTTCGCCCTCGCATAGTCCGGGAATACCTTTTCCGGCGTTTCCTCCAGCGCTGCCGCTATCCGTTCCGCAATTTCCGCTTTTATGCTGTCGCCCCATTTTTCATTTTTCATGTTATAGAGCGTACTTTCTCCAACGCCTGCCCTCTGGGCTAAAACCTTTATTGTTATTTTTCTTTCTCTGCGCAGCTGGTCTATTTTGTTTGGGTGCTTATATAAAATAAACGGTTCAGACATTTTGCGCCCGCAATTTGCCCCCTGCCTTTGCCTTTCTTTCTTCTCTTTTGTACTGTCTGAATATGCCCGCAAGCGTTTTTCCTATATCCTCACAAGCTGCCTCTTCCCCGGCTGTCAGCCCGCTTTCCGGCTTTATCTCCTGCGCGGATATGATGCGGAATAATGGCACGTTTTCCATTATTGAGCCGTCCGGTGCGCGCAGTCCCATTACTCCGACCTGCTGCAAGGCTTCTCCCTCTGCTAAAAATCTTTGCATTTTATGTACCTCCTTTTGTATATAGCAATTTAATTGCTGTATTGTGTAAAAAAAATTTTGTCTATATTCGCTTCTGGGTAACAGCCTTTTATACGCTCCATAAATGCACGTCCAGCTTTTGCCGCTCCCTGCTCTACTTTTGCATACATTGAAAGAGATACACCTAATTTGATAGCCATTTTTTCTTGGCTTAATCCCTTTTCCATTCTAAATTCACGTAATCTGCACATTCGTATTCCTCCTTTTCATCTCAGCAATGAGCTTGCTATCTGTGTTTTAATATAGCATAGCAAATATATTGCTGTCAAGATGTTTTTTGATTTTCCTTGAAATTAGCAATATAATTGCGTATAATATAATTGATATAAAAATAAGGGAGCGTGTGTGAAATGAATGAAACTCTTGGAAAACGTATTAAAAAATTTCGTACCGAAAAAGGCTTAACACAAGCACAATTAGGTGAATTGGTAAATAAAGGCGGTAGCACTGTCCGTATGTGGGAGCTTGACCGCTCACAGCCCTCTTCTCAAACATTGCGCTTGCTTAGTGAAGTTCTCGGCACTACTCCCAACGCTCTTCTTGGAAAAGAATGTGCAGAAGAACCTATAGAACTAGTTTCAATCGACAACAATATTTTAGGCGAACGCCTCCGGGCTGCTCGTGGAGATATGTCTATACGTGAATTTGCCAAAAAATGTAATATAAGCCCGCCGCAGCTGGAAGCTCTTGAAAATGGTACTGCTACAGAAGCCGGAAAACCTTTCACTATTAGCCTTTCTGCACTAGTTGATTTGTCTTTAGGCTCTGGTCTGTCATTAGATTATTTAATGGGTAAAGATGAGCCTGCGCTTAATGGCACACCTTTTGAAGGAATGAGCACAAACCAAGTTGCTTTGATGTTAACCCCAAAATATTTAGAGTTATTAGATAAAGAATATCCCAGTATGTCGTTTGAGCTAAAAGCCGCTTATCTTGACGCTTTGCATCATTCTATAAAGCTCATCTTATCTGTACTAAATGAGGAAGGAAGTGACGAAAAATAATGCAAGAAGCAATGAACGCTGTAATATACGCCCGCTATTCTTCGCATAATCAGACAGAGCAAAGTATAGAGGGACAGCTCCGCGACTGCTACACCTTCGCAGAACGTCAAGGGCTGCACGTTGTAGGGGAATATATTGACCGCGCCATAACCGGGCGCACAGATGAACGCCCGGACTTTCAGCGTATGATTGCAGACGCTCAAAAGCACCAGTTTCAGCGCGTCATAGTCTGGAAATTTGACCGTTTTTCCCGCGACCGCTACGACAGCGCCATATATAAGCATAAGCTAAAGCAGCACGGCGTTAAAGTACTCTCTGCTATGGAAAATGTTGGAGAGGGAGAAGTAGGAATAATTCTTGAAGCACTGCTCGAAGCCAGCGCAGAACAATATAGCCTTGACCTCTCCCGTAAAGTGCTACGCGGTCAGAGGGAAAGCCGGATAAAAGGTACTTTTTTAGGCGGTCATGTTCCTACAGGCTTCAAGGTTGAAAATATGCGTCTGGTGGCTGATGAAAGAACAGCCCCCACTATTCGCTATATGTTTGAACAGTACGCGCAGGGTGTACCCAAAAAGCAAATCATAGCCGACTTGAACGCCCGCGGTATCCGCAACAGTCAAGGAAAGCCCCTCACGCTGTCCAGTATTCAGACCGTTTTACGAAATAAAAAATATATAGGAATTTATGAACACGGCGGGGAGGCTGTCACGGGCGGCTGTGAGGCGCTTATAGACGAAGATACATTTTATAAGGTGCAGATGCGCCTTGATGCTGTAAAGCGTGCGCCTGCTGCCTCCAAAGCAAAAGAAAACTATCTACTACAGGGTAAAGCCTTTTGCGGATATTGTGGCTCTAATATGGTCGGAGAATGTGGGCGCGGCAGAATGGGGACGGTATACCACTATTATTCATGCAGTAAGCGGAAAAAGCACCATGCCTGCGATAAAAAGAACGAAAAAAAAGATTTTATAGAGTGGTATGTTGTAGAGCAGACTGTACAATATGTATTGACACCAGAGCGCATACAGTACATTGCTGCTGAAATAATTGAGCAATACAAAAAAGACTGCGGCAATGACCGCATAAAGGAATATGAAAAGCAGTTAAATAGAATAAGCGCAGAAATAAGCCGCCTTGTTGATACTCTGGCGGTATGCCCTCCTGCTGCCCGGCAGCCTATCTTTGACAAAATGGAACAACTGGACGCAGAAAAGACCGAAACAGAGCTTGACCTTGCAAAGCTCCGCGTTTCTGCAAATGTCCAGCTTTCCAAAGAAACTATTGTTGAATGGTTGCAGCAGTTCTGCAATGGGGACGCGCTTGACATGGATTTTCGTGAAAAGATTATAGATACCTTTATAAATTCTGTTTACCTGTATGACGACAAGGTAGTTATTTATTATAATATCAAAGGCGGGAAACAGGTAAGCTATATTGAAATGCTGGATAACACAAAAGAGCCTCCATTCTCTGAAAATGGAAGCTCTACAGGTGTTCGGATTTCAAATCCGATAGCAGGGGATAAGAGAATCGAACTCTTTCCCCAGGGTGCTGTAATCCCCGATTTATGGGGCTATACGGCATTCGTTTGCTGATTACTACTGATTACTAATTTTTAATAACAAAACAACCATGGAAAGGAGGCCGCTTTCCAATTCTCTCTAAATTTCCTCTTATTGTTCCTTACAGCCCTGCACTTTTCAATAGTTCCTGATCATCCATTGCGGTCCATGGATGTTGTCCACCAGCATGATTTTGAGCCATAACCCTGATTTTAGGCAACAAGTCTAATCTCAAGTCTTCCATTTTTGCATAAGGAAATATCTTCTTCTCTGTGAAAATATTTTGCTTACGTATATACATCTGCGCAATCGCACTTGTTGATGTCACTTTTACATCAGCATCATCTACACAATCATAAATTATTTTCTTAAACCTAAAATGATTTGAACTCATCATACACCTGCTTTCTACGCATTAGTGCACCTAAAAAATACAGCATTTCTTAACTGAA